AGGATGGCACATCTTGCCTGTTGCTCCTTATCAAAAGACACCATTCTTCCCCATTGCAACTCATGGATATAAGTCAGCGACAACTGACATTGAATCCATTGAGAAATGGTTCACTCGCGCACCGATGCTCAACATTGGCATCGCTTGCGCCCCTTCAAACTTAGTTGTCTTTGATATTGACTACCGAAACGGCGGAACAACTGAAGGTCTCAACCTTGACACATTCACAGTTGCAACAGGCGATGGCTTGCATCTGTATTACACCGCCCCTGCCGATGCGAAGTTCAAGGGCAAACTCCGTGAGGGTGTTGACATCAAGCACAATGGATATGTCGTGGGCGCAGGATCATTGCACGAATCAGGCAAGTTCTATGAGGTCGTCAAAGACATCCAACCTGCACCGATGATGGAGTGGATATGAGTTGGTTGAATGTGCTTGCAGTTCCGATTGTTGCATTTGTGGCACTTGGTTTTGGCAGAAGAATCCTCTTTTGGTCAATCTGCGCCTTCTTCTTCGGCTTTTGGGTATTGATACCGCTTTTCTTGTTACCCAACAAACAAAAAGCTGAACCTGAGATTCCAAAAATCTTCATCGCACTTGCAGTCAATCATTACATCAAAAAGGAACTGAAAGGAATCAAATACCCATCCGACATTGCCTGAAAAAGACAAAGAAATCCCCCTCACCATGACCGACTGATGGTGAGGGGGATTTCTTATTCGGCAAGTGCGAGAGCAATGCCTTCTTCAAGTGAAATTTTTGGTTCATATACTTGCAACATTCGAGTTGGATCGCCCACGCGATATTCAACACCTATGGGCGCATCAAGATTGTTTTTGATAGGCGCAAGATAGTTTGCTTGCAACATGACCATTTCTGCCAATTCAATGAATGAGGTTGGGCGACCTGAACAGATATTCATGACACTCACATCATTGATCACGGCTGCGAAAGTTGCTCCAACAACATCGTCAATGTGAACGAAGTCGCGTACCTGGGTTCCTCTGCCCCACACTTCAAATGGGTCTGCCTTGCGCTTGGCGCGTGCAATAAAAGATGGGAATGGGTAATCAAGTGGTTGATCTGCGCCATATCCGCTGAAAGGTCGCAACACAGTTACTTTCAGACCTTCAGCTCGTGCATATGAGGCAAGCATTTCACCTGACAACTTTGCCCAACCATAAGTGAAGTCAGGGGTGCGAATATGTTCAAGATTGATGTCAATTTCGCGCAGTTTTTGCTGATAGGCAAGTCTTTGCAAGAAGATTGGATAAGCCGCACTTGATGAGAAATAAACAATGTGCTTCGGGCGAGTTCTCAGCGCCCATTGGAACATGTCTGCATCGATGGCAAGGTCAGAGGCAACTGACAGAGGGTTCCCCTCAATAGTCATCCGCCCACCGACAATCGCCGCGAGATGAATCACGATGTCAAACTGTGTGTTGTCTGTGGCGAAGAAATGTCGAACCTCTTTACCATTTACTAGGTCAATGCCTGTGATGTCGTGGCGTTGTTTTGCAAGCGCACGATGAAATGCACGCCCAACGAAGCCGGCATCGCCTGTTATCAGAATTTTCATTATTGCCCCCACTCGTACAAGTATTTATCATCACCCGATAAAGTCATAGATTTCTGTTGATCAACGGTGAAGATAAACCTATCATTCTCATCTAAAGCTGCGCCAATATGACTTACCTGGTTGACAGGTTCAAGCAGATATGGCTTCCGAAGGGATTTGCCTTCAACGGCTGTTTCGTAGAACTCGTCATGAACAAAGCATGAGAATTGAATCCGTGGGTAAATCAGATTTCTCAGGAAGTCTTGGTCTTGTGTGTAGTAGTCCGAAATCTCTGCCGACTCAATCAAGGTTCGGATGTCTTTGAACAAGGCAGAGCGAACTGTGAACATACCTGCATTGATGGGGTAGTTGTGACCGATAGGGTGATCCTTCATGATGTGAGCATCTAGCCCTGACTGAATGAATTCCTCGTGGGCGTTAAGTTCGCGCAAAGACAGTCGAGCATCGGCATCACGGAAGCCAACAAAGTCATAATCTAGTTCACACGCAAGAAAACGCCACAACTTGGCGGTGTGATCTTCAGGTGCATCTGTTTGAATAATTCGAACATTGGGAAACAGGCGAAGGGTTGAGATTACCCAGGAAGGCACCGATTGACCCACGAAGAAGATGAGGTCATATTCCTCATCCAAAATCTCTTGAGCAATGATGGCATTCTTGATTGCCCCGACACAGTATCGAAGGTCTGACCCATACAAAGAAAACGAGATTGCCTGTTTCATTTGCGAAGTTTCTTTAGTAAGACCTCATATGCTTCTGATTTGATGTAGTTGTTGTAAGCAAGAGCATCGGCAGAATAAACTTCCTGTGCATTGACCTCACGATAGCCCTCATCCCATTCAGCTTTTCCTGCAACCGGGTGCATATGCTCAACAATGACATCTTCAAGGTAAGTCAAAGCGCCTAAATCCTCGCCCAATTTCTTCCAAAAGTTGTCTAGGTAAAGATGCTTCAAGTTCGGTGGCACCATGCCATCAAGTGCGCCAACAATGTCTGATGTCATTGAGACCATCGTTGGAAGGCGCTTGCCTTGAAGCAGGTCATTGCCGTAGGCAAGTGACGGTGCCTGTTGCAACGCCTCAATGAGTTTTGCATCCCAATCGGCGGTGCGTGGGCGGTGGTCATCGCCAACGAAGGTGAAATACTTGTATTTGTCTTGATATTTGCGTGCCGCATAATTGAGTGGCTTTGCCATACCGCGTGAATCATTGTTGCAGGTGATCACATAGTCATCGCCTACTTCAAAGACATATTCATCTGCCTTTGGGTCGTCATAATCCACAATGAAGAGCAATCGTGAGGCAGATGACAGGTCATCGTGACAGGCTAAGAGTTCAACGGCATTTTGTGGTCGCCCACGAGTTGGAACAAGTGTGATCATTTCCATTGTGTTTCAATCTCCCCTGCAATCGCGGCATATGCTGCCAAGTCTATGAATGAATCTTCGTGGTCAGGTGTCTCAATCAAACGAGCTATTTTCACAAGGCATAAACACAAAGCGACCTGTGAAGGTGTTATCTCAGTTTCAAGATACACACTCCACAGGTCGGCGATGCGTTTGTGATTTACATACGGTGATCCATAGTTTTTTTGACGATCAGTATGTGTGAGGCGTTTTGCCTCATCTAAAATTTCCCCCCGGTTCATTTTTTACTTGCTTCCTCTGCCAAATTCTGTTGACTTGGAATCAAGCGCCTTCAAAACAGGCCCGGCAACTGCTGCCAATCCTGCGACAAGGTAATTCTTGAGAGGTTGATTTGGGTCTGCAAGATATAGAGCTAAAACTGAGGCTATTCCTGCCCGAAGGTAGGTCATAAGAATTGCTTCAAATTTTACTTTGTCAAACATCATTACTCCTTAAATGTAGGCTTGCCGAATCCAACGATGAACACGGGCAAGGATGGCTTGAGTTTCCCACGATTTTTCTTCTTATAGGCGCGAACCTTACGGCAAACTTGACCGCCATTGCGCTGATCGCCCTTTTTATCAGGTGCCGTGTTGCCTTCAATTGTCACGACAGTTCCATCATCTCGAACCTGCAAGACGATGCCGACATGAGAGATTCGGTTGACATTATCTCCTGGAAAATCAAAGAACACGATGTCACCTGGCAGGGGCGTTGCAACTTCGGCATCTTCCCACTTGCCCTTTGCCTGAAAGGCTTGCGCCCCTGAGGGGGTGAATGTGCAGTTGGGAATTGAGGTCACTTTTGCTTTTTTAGCGCAGAAATTGACGAAGGCTCCGCACCAGGGTTGGTTTGCCTTTTGATAGTGAGTTTGATTTTCAGCAGGGCCTTCAATGAAGCCTTCTTCTGCTCGTGCCGCATTAAGAAAATTATTGAGTTGAGCTGACATTGTTCTCCCCTATTTACTGTTTGAAAGAAGGATGCGATAGATTTCTTCAACCTGTCGCTCCAAGCGTGCAACTGAATCCTTCATGCTTGAACCACCATTGGGTTTCAATTCATTCAGGTAATGCTTGACAAGCCATCGAGTCACGGCAAGGAATGCTCCACCGATTGTCAAAAGAGAAACTGTGAGTGCTGCCCAATCTTGAACTGTCATTGGTTCACTTCCAAAACATAAACAAGCGCGGTTCCTGTGTTGGTAACTGCCCACACCTCTGTTGTCGCAGGAAGATGCATCACATCATGAGAATTATTGTCAACCTTGACACCGTTGGATGTGCTGACGGTGTTATCGCCACCGATCCAAATGTTGCCTGATTCATTGTGAATGTGAACTTCTCTGAAAATGTTGCCAGTTGCAACGATCTTTGTGGGTGAGGTTGTCACCGTCACTTGTGATGTGCGCAATTGTTACTCCTTGATTGTTCGGGGAAGATTACAAACCTAAAGCAGATTTTAGATCATCGATTGATAATCCTACGCTTGCAAGTTTTTGGGCAATGCTTGGCTGTGCATCTTCTTGTGCCACATGAGCATCGATGGCAGCTTTTAATTGTGCTTCTGTGATCTTAGGATCAATGGCGGTAATTGTGTGTTCTCCATTAAGAGAATCCATGTTTAACCCACCTGCATTTAGCTCTGCATCTAATTGAGCAAGGTTGATTTTTTTAGTTGTCTTTAACATTAGCACACCACCTGGAATCTAGGCCACACGCGTTGTGTGTCACCAATAAGTTGAGCAGTACCTGTATTAACTTTCCATTCCCAGTCAAAATTGTAAGAAGTGCCAGCCGTCAAGCCAGTAATAACAAAAACTGCCGTTGGAAACACAACTGTTCCCATGTAACTGTTGTCATAAACTGTCATGCCATAAGTTGTGCCTGCACCACAATTAACGCGCCAGTCAGTGTAATTCACGCTTGAATTTTGCAACATTCCAGTGCAAACCGCAACGGCAGTTGTTCCCGTTGGCGTTGCAGTAATTCTTAAATTTGTTGAATCAATTGCAACATATGTTGTTGATGTGGTCGTTTTGTTTGCATTGCTGCTCATGGTTGTGCCATAAGCACGCGCGCCCGCTGCTGGCGTTGCCCACTTTAATCCTGTGGCCGTACTTGAATCCGCTGTAAGAACTGTGTTGTTTGCACCCACTGTTAAATTGTCAAAAGTCTGCGAACCTGTGCCTGCAATCAAATCGCCTTTGGCTGCGATTTCAGTCGCCATTGAGTTTGTGATTGTCACGGTTCCTGATGT